ACTTTATTTGGTCTGTCTCTGAAGCATTAGGTACTCCAACTTGAGCAGAAGTAATAATATGGTCATTTACCCCATTAGTTGCATCAAAAGTTGCGTTTTGATCCATTCTAATTTCAGGTGCGTGTATAAAACTTGCAGTAGGGTTGCCTCCAGCCATTATTTGAACAGGACTTTGATATCGTGTTCCTGTTCTAAAAGAATAGTTTATCCCCTCGAAGTTTGGTTTTGGACTTGTATTTGTATATGTAGTTGCATTTGTCATAGGAGGAAGTAGTGTTGCTGCCACTCCCGAAACTGTAGTAGTTGCCGCTGTAGTAGTAGTTACTTGGTTACTGCCCGCATTATAAGAAGCGATTGCGCTTACTAAATCAATTGCTCCACTAACTCCACTAACTGTGGTTTCAATTTCTGGATAGACTTGTACGGAGCCTGTACTAGTGTACGTTGTAATATACCCTATATAAGGCCTACCGTCCGCTCCTGCCCCTTCTATTTGTATTCTTGAAGCTCCTTCTTTTGTCATACTATGTGACGCCATTCCAGAGGTAAACCAGCTACTAGATGCGGTTAGTGTCATTGTTCCTGCAGTTGCACTAAATATATTAGTTCCTTGTTTTCCTGCCCCTTTTATTACTATTTTTCGTGTACCTTCTGTAGTATCAGCAAAATCTAGAGCTCCTGTCGCAACTGTTACAGTTGTGCTCCCCGCACTTACAGAAGCTGTCGTATTTATTTCATTTATACTTCTCCAAGTGTCTGTATCAGTTATAGGGGTTCCATCTAAGTATATACTTGAAGCCCCATTTACTAGTCCCTCTATTTCTCCTTCCGACAAAGCGTCGAATACTACAGCTGTCTGACGTGTCTCTCCACTCATAGACCTGCTGTTATTAGGTCCACTTTGATCAAAAGATGCTAGTATTTGTTCTAAATAATTACCCATTATTTTTCCTCCACTTGCACGTCTTTATCCCCTGAACCTATCCCTAAAGGCTGATTCCATCCTATTCCCGGAAAAAACCCTTGAGGAGCCATACTTGCTGTATAGCTTGAATTAATTAGTGTTCCACCTACTATCATTTCTCCATATAGTATAGGAACGGCTCCACCTTGTACAGTAGTATTTTGAGGGCCACTAAATAAATGAGAATCGTCCTCGTCGTCTTGACTTCCATCAGGCATTGTCATCTGTGCTAGAGTTGTTAACCCTAGAGACGTTCCTAAAGCCATAGCTCCGTATCCTAATACTTTACCAAATTTTCCCATATTTGCTCCTGCTTTTAGAAGTCTTCCTCCCCGTATTCCTATTTCTGGAGCTATATTAGCAAGTGTAGTACCTCCGGCTGTTCCTCCCATAGCAGCACCTTGTACTAAGTAGTAACCTGTGTATATCATAAAAGCGGCTGCTATAAGTTTTCCTACATTACCTTTTGAGCCTGCGGGTACTGGGGCTACTATTATGTCTTCTTTTCCTACTGATAGTAAAAGCTCTGTTTCGTCTATAAATTCTTCTCCCCTTTGTACTGTAAAGTCTATTCCATTTTCTGCACAGTCCACCATATACTGTCTATATCCTTCTCTCTGACACTCGATAAGTTTAAATATATCCTGAACTTTATCCACGTTCATACTCCACTTTTCTCCAAAGCGTTCTCCGAGTTCTCCTTTTAAATATACTGTTTGCATTTTTTGTTCCTTAATATCTTTGTTTTATACTTTCCCCAAAAGGGATATAATAGTTCTCTACATGATAATCTATTGTAGGCATGATGTAAAAATAAGTCATCACCTAAATAAATTCCACAGTGATTTGGTACACTTGAATCTACATTAAAATATAATAAATCATGTTTGATTAAACTTCCATCAGTCGCTTCATTCCACCCTTCATAATTCTGCCACAGGTCGCCAAAATAATCAATTCCTTTATTCCACCAGTCATCTTCAAACGCGTATCTTGGCATTTCAATTTCGAATTTTTTATAGTATGATTGTACCAATGAAAAACAATCTGTCACACCAAATTCATATTCTCTTCCAATTAAAGGAGGGTCTACTCGGTTTGGCTTTAAATGTTCAAGTTGTACTTCAGGTATACTAATTATATAGTAGTCAAGATTCAACCCATTACACTGCTTCACATCTGTTTCACTTGGTTCTGGACTTGCATCAGGATGGCTATGAACAACTGCCACTATATCTGATTGATAGCTTGCCTTTATATAGTCTTTTGAATCAATTATAAAATCATCATCATTTTCTGCGACATTCTTACAAGGAAACCATTTTGATTTTCCTTTTACTATACCTATAACTCCACAGCCTTCGCGGGGGTACTCAGCGTTAAAATGTTCTACTATTTCTTCAAAATGGGGTTCTAATATCATGAAGTGGTTTTAGTTCCGGGGAACCCTCCGAACGGTAGTGTGTTATCTTTTTCTGTTATAGTTCTACGCACACTACTATCTATTGTAGCGAAAGTAGATTTAAATCTTTTAGCACAACCTCCAACTGTTTTTGAGCACTGGTCTCCTAATTGCCAATAGTCTCCAAAGTTAGGAGTGCTTTTATGGGCGCTCGCATTTTGTGTTGTTCCCTTAACTTGCCATAATCTGACATAAGCATCGTCTGAACCTCTATCATATACGGTATATTCATTATAAGTCGGATCAGTGTACGCGTTATACGCAGAGCTTGCCGAATAGGAATTATATACTCGTACTCTTTTAAAATTAGCATTAGTATCTGAAGGAGTCCCTGGATTGCCTGTAGTTACTACAGCTTGCCAGTAATCAAAAGAACTTTGACTTATAGTCAGACTGCCATCGGTATTTACCTTAGTTAGTCCTGACTTAGCCACTTTGTAGTAAAATCCTAAAGTTACACTAGATAGACTAGTATTAAATGTAAGACTAGAGCTTACTACTTCTTCATCTTTCTGATTAAAATAAACCGTTCTAGCAGTACCATCTGTATCTGCCATTCTACCATAAGTATTCCATTTACAGCCACCCCTTTTATTAGCAACTGAAATTTCTGAGCTTGCTCCTTGGTACTTCCATGCGCAGGCGTTTCCTGTTACTTGCCTTCGAGGAAGCTGAACCCCTTGTAAATCATAAGGAGATGCAAGTTCAAATACTATGTAAGCGGGGGTTTTCTCTGCTATTCTATCGATATACCACATTTGTTGTGGAAATTCTACAGGAGGATTTGCATCTCCTGATTGACCATAACAGTATTTATATAAAGTATGCCTTCTATATACTTTTTTCCCTAATAAGTCTTCATTGGTAAGTCCTCCTAGAGCGTCACTAAATGTAGAAAGTACGTTTGCTACCTTTAACTCGGGTCTTGCTGAAGCACCTCTTGATTGTACTGCAATTCCTGAGGCTTCTATTGGGATTGCTGTGTATGTACGAATTGTACCAGGACTTGAACGGTCTCTGAATTGAATAGTTGAAAGATCTGCTTCTACTCCTGAGTGAAAGTAAGCAGACGATGAATCAGATAGTACTAACTCCCAGAGTTCTACTACTGCGGAACCTGGGTCTTGTTTCTGTACATCTTGTATAGCAGTATTCGTCATGATTCATAAACTCGTCTAAATGTAGCGGAGCAACCATAGTAGTCTCCTGTAGTATAGGCCTGAGACCATGAGTCACAAACTACTTTAATAGTAGTTTCTCCACTATTATTTGAATCTGGTATTGTAAAGCTAAAGTTAGAAACTGCTCCTTTACTTGCGAAGAAAGCTGTAATATCATCTATTTCTTCTTTTGTACGATTTGCAAAGCTTACTCCGTACGTTTGTTCTAAGTTATTTATACCTTTAGCTAACCTCTGCTCGTACCCATCTCCGAATTTTGCTGATATGATTTGCGGAGTGCTTTGTGCTCGCATCATTTTATCAGGTCTTCTAACTGTACTTGTTAAATCTGTAAATCCTATTGCCATTATTATCCTCCTGGGTTGCCGTAAGGGCTAAGTATCCCTCCATTTCTTTGTTGCTTGTGTAGTTCTTCTTGTACTGCTGCGGATATTGCTCTTCCTAACTGTGCCGCTTGCTCCCCACCATTTGCAGACATATTAGAAGTTGTCTCCCCATCTGAAGAAACATTAACTACAACATTTGCAGTTCCGCCTCCACCACCTTTCATTACTACAGGTATACTTCTTCCATCAGGGAGAGGTACTACTGCTTCATTATATTTTCCTTCACCTACTAAGTAAGTTGGCTCTGTTACTACTCCGCCACTTCTATATCCTTTTGGTTTAATTCCACCATTTGCCATTGGAATAACTCCACCATCAGCAAAGCCAAATCCCATTGCTTCGATCGCTTTCATTGCTATAAGTTTTGCTATAATTTGTGCAATTGCTTGTAAAACTGCTTTTGCCATATCTAAGAAACCTTCTTTCATTGATTTTGTGCCATCGAGTACCCCTACTATTGCATTTCCCATACCTGCCTCAAGAGCGTCTACAGCTGCTACTTTTAAATTAGAAAGATGGTTCATTGTATCTTTTATATTAGCATTCTTTTCTTTTATTGCTGCTATATTACGTTCTTCTGCTTCAAAAGCTAGTTGTGCTTGTACTTTTTGTTCAGCACTTGCACCTTCGTCTGCGAGGACTCTACTAAAAATTTCTTGATTTATTCTAACGAGTTCTATAGCTGCTAAGTTCTTTTTAATTTCGAGTTCTTTCTTTGCAAATTCAGCACTTTGCCCACTTCTACGAATTCTATCTTGTTCGAACTGTGCTTGCTGTTTTGCTGCATCTTGAGCTGCAGCTCTTGTAGATAGCCCTGTGAAAAACGTTTGCTCTGCCCCCGCTTGTCGTGTTAAGGTTCCTAAGTTTTGCATTGAACCTTTGTCTCCTGTTAAAGGATTCCCCATAAGCTCTAATTTTCTTCTTATTTGTTCAGGGGTTAAGTGCCCTCCCAGCTGATTTAAGTCATTTAATTCTCTTCCTTGTTCCGTTAATAAATTTGATGCTCCTTCTTTAATTAATCTATTCTGTTCTATCATTCCACCGTATTTTAATTTTGCCACGGATTGCATCATAGAGTTATTTAATTTAAATAGTTCTCCTTGGGCTGTTTTTAGTTGATTTGCTGCAGCTGCTGCATTCAACATACTGTTTGATACATTTTGCATTTTTGCGGCTGTTTCATCAGTAATTGTTCCTGAATTTCGCATTGCATTACCAATATCAATAAAGCCCGCATGTACTGCCGACAAAGAATCTACTGATGCTTGTAGTTCAGCAAAAAGCCCTGCTCTTGCAGCGCCTGAGGATCCTTGATATTCCGAGACTCTTGCACCAAGATTTGCACTTCGAGCCATGTTCCCCCCGAAAGTAGCAGTTTCAAGTGCGCTAGTTAAGGTTCCGGGACCGCCGACTTTTTCTTTAAATCTAGCTGCCATTTTTGATAACTCTTTATTTAAATCTTGGGCACCTCTAACTGATTCCATAAGAGGGTCTTCTTCTTTTGTAAAACTAGTTCCAAGATATTTATCGAGGTAAGGCTTTACAAGATCAAATAACATTACAAGCACACTTACTACCATAAGAATAGAGAATGCTTTATTTATAAATTTCCCAGCTTTTGAGGCAGCTCTTGTCATAAATGCCATTGTACCGCTCCATATTGTTTTAATTTTTGTAGAAGCAATTGCAACACTTGATGTAAGTGTTGTCATTTGTCTTTGGAAAAATAATGTAAATTTACTTGCAGCACCTTGCATTGATGCATATTTTGATTTTAGTAGTGCTACCTCTTTTTTAGTTGCATTTGCAAGAATTCCTGTTCTTTTTTTAATTTCACCTGATATAAGTTGGGTTGTCTGTTTTTCAAAATGAGCAATTGCATTTGCTTTGCCTCGCCCTGATGTACCTAACCCCATTTTTTTAGCTTGAGAGGTAAAAGCCTCTTTTGCAAATCCTGTTTTATCACGAGATTGTGCAAACTGAGCTTGGTAGCTTCTTAAATCTTCTTTTTGAGAGTTTAACGCCATTCTATGCTTTTCCGCAGTTGCTAAAGCTCTTTCTCCCATTTCATCAAAAGCAGGAAGAATCATTTTTATAATTGGAATTGCAAAAACACCAAGAGCTCCAACAAAAGCAGGAAGATTATTACTAAAGAATCTTGCTAAACCTTCTGCAACTGGTCCTATGAATTCATATATAGCATTAATTACATCATCAAAAGCTTTTGCAAATTGATTAAGGGCGTTAACAGATAGCTCTGTATTATCGCCAATTGCACCAAATTTATCTTCTGCTTGTTTAAGTACTTCATTTGTTACCGCTTGTGACTTTTCATATATTGTAAGCGTATTTGCTGTTTTTCCAATTTGTGCAGCATAATTTTTTGTTGCCTCTTCGAGTCGAAGTACAATACCTAATTCATCTAAAAGTTCGGGCTCTGCTTTTGTTGTACCACGAATCAATCTGTTAAATGAATCTGTTAAGTCTCTTCCAAGAGCAATTGATACATTTCTTGCTGCTCCTGCAAGTCTTTCTAATTGGTCAGGGCTTACACCTGCAGCACTACCAATGGCGGCTGCTTGAGACGCATCTTTAAATGCTAACTGCCCGTCTGTGGCATCTTGTAAAGATCGTGCAATTGAATTATATGCAATTCCTGTTTCTGCAGCAAATGCTCTTTGTCCTTCAATTAGAACTCTATAATCTGCTGCTTGTTGTAAGAATCTAAAAAGCGCTGTTACAGCAAATATCTGTGCTGCTAAAGTCGCGTAAGCGGGTACAAGCCCTCCTGACATACCTTGTGCCATTTTTGAGAAGTTTTTTGTAGTATTAGAGGATTGTTGGGATATACCTTTCATACCTCTATCAGCAGACTGAACATTTTTACCCAGTTTATCGACTTTTTTACCTGTCTGTTCTGCCTTTTTTCCGACTTGGGATATATTACCCTTGTCGTCTATCTTCATCGTTATTATAACGTCATTATTTGCCATAAGTTCTTGGTACCTTAGGAGTACTTGGCGTACTCCCGCTTGTGCGTCTTTCTTCTGCTTTACGCTGTTTTTCTAATTGATCATTGATCTGTTTAGAATTATATAAATCCATCTGTTTTATAAATACTACTATGGCTTGTCTTTCTTCTACTTCATATACATCTAGAAATGCTGCCAGAGCACTCCAATCTTTTCCTAAGTACGTACCACTGGCTCCATCCCATCTTTCGGGGAGTAAGCTGTGTACGAAGAAGGCGATTTGTACTTCTGCAGGAAAATGATGTTGCTCTAGAGGTGCTTTGGTAGGATCTGGTTCTCGCCCTAATTTCTCCATTACAGCTATATATTCCTCATAGCTTTTGAATTGTGAATCTACATTGTAGTATTGTTCAAGTAACTCGCCTATATGTGCTACTTGTTCTTGGTAAAATTTTCAAGATCACCTACTGATTCTGTTACCCAAGTATCAAAGTCACTTGAATTTTTCATAAGTAATTCTGCGTTTTCTTGTGTAAAAGGTAGTTCGGCTTCTAAATCTAAACCATCTGTTTCGATTAAAATAAGCTGTTTTAAATAGTCATATTTTAATCCAGTCCAACTTTTAATTACTGCTGAGACATACTCTACTAAGAATGTATCTTCATCTAATGTTTCTTCGAAGGCTCGAGTTTTTTTATTGAACTTCTGCTTAAGACATTTTCCTCTTAATTTTAATAGTTCTTCTCTTGCCAAATAACATAAATCCACAGTGAATCCTTCCATATCTGGGAAGTCAATTGATACTGTTTTACTCGGTGTCATTAAAGTTGCTAAAGACACTGGTGTTGCTTTTGTTTGTTCGTTCATGCTGGTTCCTTGTTAATAAGGGTTAATAAAAAGTATCAAGGCGGCGGGTAGCCGCCTTAATACACTAGTTTTGGTTACGCGTTAACGTCTTTACCTACAAATTTAAATTCTGAGATTTCATTTGTTGAGTCAAAGTCGCTTGGTAACGCATGGAAATTTGTTTCCATTGAAATTACTTCCTCAATTGAATGAGTTGGTACTTCTAAGTGGCACGTTGGCATTGTAATCGAACAATATGGAGCGGTTGATGCTCCAATATCGAACGTTAAACTAAATTCGTTTTTAATGTCAGTAGTTGCCTCTACGAGATCTTCATAAAGTTCTGCACTTGATGTAGCGCCTGCACTATCTAAGTAACAAGTGAAGTTTCCTCCTATGGATTTACTTCCTGTTACATGTCCTAGAGGTTGATTAACAACACCTAGAGTTTCTGGAGTTAGATAGCTTAAGTTATTACTCATAGTGATGTTTCCACCAGTTAGAGTAGTAGTATAAGTTACATCACTTATATCTCCAGGATCTCCTACGATTGTTAAATCTGATACTCTGTTTCTAATGAAACCTGTAGTATTAGTTACACCTTCTGTAACGAGTGCCGTTGAAGATGATAAATTAAGAGCAGAATCATTTTCCGATATAATTTTTCCGTTTCCAGACCAATTTACAGTAGCAATTCCATCTAAATCAAAATCAAAAGATGCTTCAGAAATTGAACAATCAGAAATCTTATAGATCATCTGTTTGTCTACAGTTGCACCTGGAGCATAGCTATACGCAGTTGAAGCTTGAGAAGCCCCAAGTATAAAGTAAAGGTCAAAGACCCCTACGGTAGCTTTATTTGCGTTGCCTTGAGCTATTAACAGATTTGATGTGCCTTCAGTTAATCCAGCATCTACAGTTTGTCCAAAGAACATAGCCCATAGAGCTGAAGAAACTTCACAATGCGTATTATCTGTACCATGTGCTGCTCCAGTAGTTCCAATAGTACCACTGGTTGCTGATTCATCATGAGTAAAAGGCATCATGTAAGTGGAAAAACTCCACTCAACTGGCGCAAATGAGTCGTTAAACATTGCGCGGCCTCTTCTACTTGCTCCTGAAGTATTTTGTGCTTCATTTAAAGTAATTTCACTAGTATTCATTGCTTGAGAAAACGAAAATCCGTCTAAAACGGGTAGGTCAAAGTACATGCTCTTTGTCCCTGCTGATGACATGGGTACATGTGCTAAGACTTTCGTATCTCGAGAAAAATACAGTTTTGTTGCCATTATAGTCTCCTATTTGGCTTGAAAAGCGAATACGTTTGCTTTTGCTAAAGTACTCGGTTTTCTAATATTGCACCTCGATTATCATTTCGCCGATGCCGAGAGGTGCTAGCACTCCTTCGTCAGTATCTATTGATACTATCGAAATTTGTGCGACACCAGCGCTTCCGTATGAGTCTGAATAAGTCATTTGATTATTATTATCCAGTACATATTCTATATCTTCGAGTAGTAAACAAAGAGCCTCTGTAGGGTCTTCTTGGTTTACATAACATCGAATTGTAACTTGTAAAAATCTCCACCTTTGTCCGCCTCCATAGTACTCTCGTGTTTCTGTACCTGCGGACATATGTACAGCTGGATAAGTACTAATTTCATCCCAGAATTTCATCTGAGGAAATACTTGATTTGAGAGTGTCGTACGGTAGTCTCCCGTACCATTAATATCCTTTAGTTTTACAACTAAGGCATCTAATATTTGTGATCTTCTTGTTGATATACTTCTTGTCATTATACTCTCTTGGTTCTTACTAAACCAAATTTTGTGCCCATCATTTCTTGAGCGATTTCTCTTATTGTTCCACCTATTATCCTTCTCGGGTCTCTACCTGTGCTTGCCCTTGGGTCTCCAGATCCTGGCTCAAATACTTGGTAAGGGTCCTTCATATATGTATACCGTACTTCAACCATTCTAGGAAAGGGCACAACTTGTGTTACTTGTGCAGAACTCCCAAATCTACCTGTTCTATGCTCCAAACTACGAGGATATACTCCTGTCATGTTTTTCATTAATTCTTGAGGCAGTACTTTATTAATTAATGTCATTAATGCAATAGGGCTTTGCCCTGAACCTCTACCTGTTAGTGCTCCCTTACCTCGTGCTGTTCCTACTGATACTCCTATGGGCACTCGCTTTTTCCGTTTAGGTTTAGAAGTGTTTTTCTTTGACCCTTTTCCTTTAGTAGCTTTTACTAGTGGAGTTTTCTTGTTTGTTCCTTTTACTGGTTTCTTTTCATTTGAAGTAACTTTTACAGCCTTATTTCCTCTTGTAGCTCTTTTTATTTTATCTGTTGCTTGTTTAGTTACAGCCCTTTTTCCTCTATCTTTAAGTTTTGGTGACCCCTCTATACCTGCAGCAAAGCCTTTTGAGTTAAATAAGCTTGTCATATCTAGTCTTACTGATTTGACTGCTTTATCAATTATTCTATCGAAGACTTCAGGGTTATCTGCTTTAAGCTTTCGCATTTCGCGGTTTTGCTTAGCAGTACCTCTTTGTGTATAATACATTAAGTACTTATCCTTTAAAGCTCTACCATCAATAGGACTATTCTGTCTAATATCAAACCCAAATTCAAGGTCTATAGCATCTAGTAGATTTTGCTGAAAGGCTCTCGAAGCAAGTGCAAAATCAACTATATCTGTCTTCTCTACTGTTTGTGCCCACTCTTGTAGAGCTCCCCCAACTATATTTCCACCTTTTTTTACCGCGGCTCTACCCCCATAAGCAGCTGCAGTAGTTTCTTTAAAATGTTTTCCTTCTAAATCCCCATGTAGACTATCCTGGAGCCCTCTCTGGCTTTGAAGCTGAGATGATTTTTTAAATGCTCTTCCCGGTGCCCTTCTTGGATATACTGTTCCGCTTCCACCTTTATTTATCTTTACGTGCCTATCTAGATAAATACCCTTATCATTCCTTATAGAATTAAGTATATTATTTCCTAGTTTTCCTAAAAGTCTTTTTCGTTCCTTTATGTAGTTGGCGTGCTCCTTTGTTGGATCTAACTTAGTAGGTGGGAATGTAACTCTAAAAGACCCCGTGCCTCCTATATTTACTGACCTAGCACTAATACCTTTCTTATTTTTACAGTACTTATTTAGATCTTGCATAAAAGAATCTAAATGCTTATTTACATGAGCCTCTACTCTTCGATTAGATCTTTTATTCCATTTACTGCGGGGCAATTTGGTTTTAGGTCTATCAAACCAATCTTGAATTGCTCCATGAATATCGCTTCTATAATTACTCTCTGTTAAAAAAGCTTCAGAACGCATATCATTAGCCCATTTTGCATAGTTACCGTGTTTGCCCGCCTGTACTTCTTTTAGGATTTTTGTCCAGAATTTTGCTGACATTAAACTATATCTATAATTTTATAAAGGTCGAGTACTCGTTTGATGTGGTCTGGAAAACCTATATCATTTCTGATTGAAGTACTACCTTCATTTCTTAGGGTGGTTCCAGCGATTGAACGTTGTGTTTTATGTTCTTCTTTTAAGTAATAAGTTACTAAGTCAAATACTGCTAATT